CTTATGGAAAGTGGTAGTGGCCTGGGCAATGCACTAGCTAGAAGATATATGCCTGCTCAATTTCATAGAACAAAAACCGATGAAGGTGTGGAGTTTATGAAAAGCCAAGCAGACGTAATGGGTCAGTATGTTGGGCGATCTATGGAGGAACTAAACTCAGTGCTCCAAAATAAAGTAGCCAAAGGTCAAAAATTAATTGACGACCTTCAAAACGCTGATCCTAGATTTCCAATAAACCAAAAAGTTGCCAGGCAAAGATTTGTAGAAATAAACCAAGAACTTGAAGAACTAGAAAGACTGTCAAAATATTTAAAAGGTCAAGCAGAGTTGGTAGAAAATTTAGCTGACGCAACTAAAATAATGGATCAAGCTAATCGCTTTGAAAAAGGCGCAGCTTTAATAAAAAGCACTCTGTTGACTTTGCCTGTGTTTGCGGGGGGCATGTATTATGGAGCGTCTTCAGAAGATGCTAACCCTGATTTTTATAATCCAAAAAAACCTCTGAACCTTCATCCGATAAAAGACATTTTGCCTCCCGAAGAACCAAAAGCACCAAATGAAGCGGTAGATAAAATGATGGAGAAAAATTTTGGGGAGAAAACTGCAAATGTATTGATGGATTTTTTATCTCCAATTCCAAGATACGTAAACAAAGATAATGGCAGAAAATAGTAAACCAACCAATATAGAAAGGTTGTCGGATCTTATAGATCTGGAAGTCGAAGACGGCACAGAGGTTCAGATCGAAGAACCTATTGCTCCGGGCGGAGCAGATGACATTGCAATTGAACTAACAGATGACGGAGCAGAAATAAACTATTCTCCTGATGTTGAAGTAATTGACACAACACCATTCGATGCGAATTTAGCGGAGTACATTGACGAAGGCGAGCTAGGACGGATTGCTTTTCAACTGATAAGCGATTTTGAAGAAGACAAAGGTTCTAGGTCCGAGTGGGAAGACGCTTATATTAAGGGACTAGACTTACTTGGTTTTAAGTATGAGGACAGGGATCGTCCTTTTCCCGGTTCTTCAGGCGTAACCCACCCTATGCTCGCCGAATCCGTGACCCAGTTCCAAGCGCAGGCATTTAAGGAACTACTTCCTAGTAAGGGACCGGTCAAAACAAGGGTAATGGGGAACGAAACACCTGAAACTGAGGATCAAGCTAGAAGGGTAGAAGAATTCATGAATTACCAAATAACTACGGTAATGGA